CTGGCCGTCGCCGAGTACGGCGACTACGCCATTCGTGGGCTGAGCCTTGAGCAGGCGAAGACGGCCTACGTGGATGTGTGGCCCGAAACCGGCACTACGATTCGGCCAGTACTCACTTGGGCCGGCGAACCGCTGCTGCTGTTTCGAGCTCGAGCGCCCGGGCAATACCGCTTGCTGGTCGTAGTTCCCGTGTCTGCTGATCGTCTGGTGGTCGCAAAGAAGGTGATCCAGGTTGGTACACCGCAGCCTGAGCCGAAGCCTGATCCGGGTCCGCAGCCCGATCCGCAGCCGAAGCCTTATCGTGAACTGTGGATGCTGGTTGTAGAGGAGCGGCTCGACCGCACACCGCAGACCGCGGCGATTGTCTTGGCACCGGAATTGCGACGACTGCTGAATGACCGCGTGCGGCTGCTCGATAAGGATGTGGTCGATCGCTCCGATCAAGTGCCCGGCTGGGCGAAGAAGTGGCTTGACTTGGCCAAAGGGAAACCACTTCCCTATCTCTTCCTTTTCACGGAACACGGGGAAGTGCTGTGGGAAGGCCCATTGCCGAAAACGCTGGCCGAAGTGAGAGCCTTGATTGAACAGCGGCTGCCGAAGCAGGCCGCCGTTACGCCGTCCACAGCACCGGGCGCGAGTATCTGGCGAAGCATTCCGCAACGTGTATGTACGCCGTATGGCTGTGCGCCTTGAAAGGACGAACGATGTCAGACTTGATCGTCATACGTTGGAGGGAATGTCTGGCACGCTACCTGGAGCGGCCAGGCAGCGCTGCACCGTCGCTTGAACAGGAACTGACCTATCTTGAGGCGCAATTGCTCGCCAATCCGCCGCCCGGCTGTGGCACCGGGCTGATTCAGGAATGCCGCCAGCCGCCGCCGCGGTCTGTGTCGCTTGAAGAAGCAGGTATCAAAGTCGTGCCACTCAGCGAGTGGCCAGAACGCATAGCCGAATTGAGTTCGGCAAAGGCGTGGCCGAATAGCCACGTGTGGACCGTCTTCAACCAAGGCAGCGTCGGCTCTTGTGCCAGCGAAGCCTTGTGCGGGGCAATGCAAGTTCTTCGGGCGATCGAGGGACAGCAAAAGATCGTCTTCAATCCTTACGGAGTTTACGGCCGAGTGAACGACGGACGGGACGCCGGTTCTTCTCTTCACGACAACCTCAGCTTCATCCAGCAGTACGGGTGCTTCCCGGAAGATGTCTGGCCGCGGTCCAAAGGCTGGCGCGCGGAGCCAACCAAAGAGGCATACGAGGCAGCCAAAGCGTACCGGCTGAAAGAAGCCGCGACTGTGCGTAACCGTGAAGAATTTGGATCGGCAGTGATGGATGGCCATCCGGTTTATTGCGGCTACCCAGGTCACGCGATTTTTGGCGTGGAGATTATCGATCAGAATCGGTTCTGGTACATGAATTCGTGGGGCCCGAATTGGGGCATCAACGGGCGCGGCACGCTGTCCTTTTCCCAGGTCGCGTGGTACTACGGTGCGTACGCGATTCTCACGCCGCGATGGGGTGATTCCAACTAAGTCATGGAGGTCTCCAATGCATCCATTTCATCAAGCTGTGCGCGACGCGCGTCAACTGTTTGAGGCACTTGAGAAACAACTCGATAACGCTGACTATCCGGCCACAGAGGAAGTACTGTTTGCAAACGAAGCAGTGCTTCCCTTGGTGGGTGCCGTCGGCAAGTTTCTGGCCGAACTAGCCAAAGTCAACGTCCATCGGTCGCAATCCAGCGGTTGAGTAACCATGAGCACACCACAATGGGGTGAACCGCACGCAAACAACGTCGCTGCCACCGTTTCGAGGCCAACCAAGGATGCCACGTATTGGCGAGTGGGCGCGGCTGGCCACCGAGCTGTGTTCCCTGATAATCGCATACGGAAAGGCTGATTCATGGATGAAATTTTGCAATTATGGTCGCCTGCGATCCAAGGCGGGTTTGCCGTTTTCGCGCTGGCCTTGCTTGGCGTCAACGTATGGCTCATTAAACAGCTTCTGCGGGTGCTGGCCGACACCAATCGGGTAATCGCGGGCAACACCAGGGCGATCGAGTCTGTAGCCGGTGTTTCCCACGACAGCAAGCAGTTGATTGCGCAGCTCCGCGACGAATTGCTGCGACGGCCCTGTTTGATGGAGCCAAGCGGCAAAAGTCATGAAGGTAGGGCAACCGGGACGCCCGGGCATTAACGCAGCCAATGTTAAATGAAGATTGCCCAAGCCTATACAACGCACTCTCTTGCCTGAGCCTGGACGCAACCGCAGCCTTTCTCACAAAAAGCGGCCTGCGGCCCACAACCGTCGAAAGGTTGCAGGAAGACATCCTGGACGGCGCGCCAGTCAATCCCGACGGCACCATCAATCTATTGCACTATGTGGCCTGGCTGGTGCGCGAGACGTCGCGGCCGGGCGGATAAGAGTCTTCAAGCAACAAAGCTAGACCTGGAAGCGGACTCGCACTCCGCCCACGCCCCTGACCGTAGAACTGACGCGAGCAGTCCCACGGCTATTGGGCTTTGATCGGCTTCGCGACGATTGCAGCATGGCTGGTCGATGTGCGCCGACAAATGATCGCCCGCAGGCGGGAACCAGATAGCGGATACGAGGCCATCAAGCAGCGCGCCCGGGCGCGGAACATCGCCCTGTCCCTGGAAGGACGAGACATCGGCGAGCTGCCGGCGGTGGTCAACCCGGAGCGAAAGGAGCGTGCCGAATGGGATTTTCGTTTCTTCTGCGAACAGTACTTTCCGCTGACGTTTACCTTACCATGGTCGGCTGACCACCTGAAGGTGATTAGCAAGATCGAGCAAGCGGTGCTCGAAGGCGGGCTGTTTGCGGTGGCCATGCCTCGAGGCAGCGGCAAGACGTCGCTTTGCGAGGCGGCCTGCATTTGGGCCATGCTCTACGGGCATCGAGAATTTGTCTGTCTGATAGGCTCGGACGAGGCCCACGCGGTGGACATGCTACAGTCGATCAAAGAGGAATTGGACGGCAACGACCTGCTGCTAGAAGACTTTCCTGAAGCGATCTACCCGATCTCCTGCCTGGACGGCATCGCCAACCGCTGTAGCGGGCAGCTTTACAAGGGACAGCGGACGCATATCGGCTGGACCGCCAAAGAGATCGTCCTGCCGACGATTCCAGGCAGCAAGGCCAGCGGAGCAATCATCCGCGTGGCCGGGATTACTGGACGCATCCGCGGCATGAAGTTCAAGCGGCCCGATGGCAAGGCAGTCCGTCCCAGCCTGGTGGTGATCGACGATCCGCAAACCGATGAATCGGCCCGCAGCGTTTCCCAATGTGCGGCCCGCGAGAGCATCCTGGCTGGGGCGGTGTTGGGCCTGGCCGGGCCGGGCAAGAAGATCAGCGGCATCATGCCTTGCACGGTCATCCGCCCCGGTGACATGGCCGACAACATCCTCAATCGCGAAAAGCATCCGGAGTGGAACGGTGAGCGCTGCAAGATGGTCTATGCTTTCCCGAAAAACGAGAAGCTCTGGCTGCGCTACGCCGAAATCCGGGCCGACAGTCTGCGGCGGGGCTTGGGTACCCAGCCCGCAACCGACTTCTATCGAGCCAACCGCGAGGCGATGGACGACGGCGCGGTGGTCGCCTGGCCAGAGCGATACAATCCCGACGAGCTGTCGGCGATCCAGCACGCCATGAATCTGCGGCTGGAGCGTGGCGAAGCGGCTTTCTGTGCCGAGTTCCAGAACGAGCCACTGCCGGAACTGCCCACTGAGACCGAATTGACGGCCGAGCAGATCGCCGGCAAGCTCAACCGCCTGCCACGTGGGGTGGTGCCGCTTGAGGCCACCCGGCTGACCGCCTTTATCGATGTGCAGCAGACGCTGCTGTTTTTCGTTGTGACCGCCTGGCGCGAAGACTTTACTGGCTGGGTGATCGACTACGGTACCTTTCCCGATCAGCGGGAACGCTATTTCATCGCTCGCAACGTCAAGCGGACTTTGCGGATGGTGACACGGGCAGGCAGCCTGGAAGGCTCGATCTATGCCGGGCTGGAACGCCTGACCCAGGAGTGTCTGGGCCGGGAGTGGCGACGGGAGGACGGGGCCACGCTGCGGATCGAGCGGTGCCTGATCGATGCCAACTGGGGCCAATCCACAGATGTGATCTATCAGTTCTGCCGCCAGTCTGCTCATGCCGCGGTTCTGCTGCCTAGCCACGGGCGGTTTATTGGGGCCTCCAGCCGACCACTGAACGAATATCAGCGGAAACCGGGCGACCGCGAGGGGTTGCATTGGCGTATCCCCAACGTCCAGGGGCGTCGGGCCGTGCGCTACGTGCTCTACGACACGAACTTCTGGAAGTCGTTTGTCTACGACCGACTGGCGGCGGTGATGGGCGATCGTGGCTCATTGTCGCTGTTCGGCGACAACCCCGACATGCACCGGCTGTTTGCTGAGCACCTGACCGCCGAGTATCGCGTGCGAACCCGCGGCCGCGATCGCGAGGTAGACGAATGGCGGCAGCGCCCGGATCGCAGCGACAACCACTGGTTTGACTGTCTGGTGGGCTGTGCGGTGGCGGCATCCGTTGCCGGGGTCACGCCGCCGGACATGCAGTCGACAGCGGTTGTGCGGCGAAGACTAAAACTTTCGCAGTTGCAACAGGCCCGCAGATGAAGCCGGAAGAGAAGCAGATAGGACTGGTCTGCCGCTATTGCGGCTGTCGACAGTTCTATGTGGTCTACACGCGGCAGCGGCCCGGCAAGGTGATGCGCCGCCGCCAGTGTCGCAATTGCGGTGCGCGTTTCACGACCTGGGAGAAGGATGTCGGCGGTGCCAAGCCGGCCGGCGGCGAGGCAGCAGCAGGCGATGTCTACGGGTAGATATTAGCTTGGCACATTGTGCACGTATTCGATTGTTTGGCACGCAGGTTTTCTTTATCGTCCGGATAGAGGCAAGGGGCGACGCCGACGGCTGATCACCGGCGGCGAAACCAGGCCATCAACAAGGCAGCACGGTGCCGTGCCACCGTGCTGCCTTTTTTTGTTGGCCTCGCCCGGCCACAGCGGGTAAGGCCAGTGCCTTGTCGGGCGTCACAGGCCCGGTTGGCCAGGTGCGACTCCTGGACCCGCAAATGGAGCACCAGCCCATGGCTGAAACAAACACGGAAGAACTGCTGCTTGAGGTAGCTCAGCGCCCCTCTCACATCAGCGGCGACGCCGGCAGCGTTACCCAGCAACCGATCGCCCAGATGATCGAGCTTGATCGGTATCTGGAGAGCAAGCGGGCCGCCAAGTCGAAAGGGCTGGGCGTGGTACTGAAGAAACTGGTGCCGCCGGGGACGGACTGATGATCGCATGGCTGCGGAAAGCATTGAAGGCCACCAGGCCGCAGCGGTTGCTGCGGCAACTGCACGTTCCGCTGCGCGTGCGGGGCCGCTACGATGCCGCCGCCACTACTGCTGAGAACCGCCGCCACTGGGCCAACGCGGACCTACTGTCGGCCAACGCCGCCAACAGCCCAGAGGTGCGAAAAATTCTCCGCGCCCGGGCCCGCTACGAGGTGGCCAACAACAGTTACGCCTTCGGCATCGTCAACACCCTGGCCAACGATTGCGTCGGCACCGGCCCGCGATTGCAATTGCTTACCAGCGACGCCCAGGCCAATCAGCGGATTGAAGGACTGTTCGGGCAATGGGCCAAGCGTATCCGGCTGGCTGAGAAGCTCCGCACGATGCGGATCGCCCGGGTGCAGGACGGCGAGGCCTTTGCTCTGATGGTGACCAACCCAGCCCTGCCTACTCCGGTCAAGCTCGATCTGCGGCTGATCGAAGCCGATCAGGTCACCACGCCCGATCTGAACTGGCAAACGGTGACCAGGGATTCGCCTTACGGGCTGGTCGACGGGATCGTCTTCGACCAACTGGGCAATCCGATCGAATATCACATCCTGCGCATCCATCCGGGCGAAACGACGCAGCAGTGGATGCATGAATACGATCGGGTGCCCGCCGATCAGGTGATTCACTGGTTCCGTCCGTTTCGGCCAGGCCAGGTGCGCGGCATTCCGGAAATCACCCCGGCTCTGCCGCTGTTTGCCCAGCTTCGCCGCTACACGTTGGCGGTGATTGCCGCGGCGGAGACTGCCGCCGATTTTGCCGCTGTGATCTACACCGACGCACCGCCGGCCGGTGAGACGGCTGATGTCGAGCCAATGGACCTGGTGGAGCTGGAACGTCGCATGGCCACCGTGCTGCCCGGCGGCTGGAAACTCGGCCAGATTCAGGCCCAGCAGCCCAGCACCACCTATGCCGAGTTCAAAAAGGAAATCCTCAATGAGATCGCCCGTTGCCTTAACGTCCCCTTCAACGTGGCCGCTGGCAATTCCTCGGGGTACAACTACGCCTCCGGTCGGCTCGACCATCAGACCTACTACAAGAGCCTGCGTGTCGACCAGGCGGATTTGGAAAATGTGGTATTGGAACGGGTGCTGACGGCTTGGCTGGACGAGGCGGTGCTGGTGCCGGGATTGCTGCCGGATGCACTCGGGCCATTCCAGGTCTGGCCGCATCAGTGGTTCTGGCCTGGGCAAGAACATGTCGACCCGCTGAAAGAAGCCACCGCCCAAGCCACTCGCTTGGCCGCACATACGACCACGTTAGCCTACGAGTACGCCCGGCAGGGACGTGATTGGGAGGAAGCACTCCGCCAGCGGGCACGCGAGCTGGCCTTGATGCGCGAGCTGGGCCTGGATGATGGCCAGGTACTGCTGCCCGATGAGCGGGAATATCCGGAAGAGGAGGAAGTCTGATGCCGCTGCCTGAGCGACGCAAAGGTGAAAGCACGGAAGATTTCGTGGCCCGCTGCATGAGCGACGAGACGATGAAGCGGGAGTTTCCCGACGAGAAGCAACGCTTGTCTGTCTGCCACCGGCAGGCTAAGGCCGGCGCTGTGGTGCATTTCACGACTGCCGCTGGCGATCTGCGGATCGAGGCCGCAGAGGGCAATCAGACTGCCGAGGGCCAGCGGTTGCCGCGCTTCAAGATGGTCGCGTACACGGGCCAGCCGATGCAACTGGCCTTCTGGCGATGGCCGGTCATCGTTGACTTGGCCGGTTTGAAAATCCCTTCGCAGACACGGCCGGTGCGCTTCGCACACGATCCACTGATCGGCATCGGGCATACCGATTCGATCAGGATCGAGGACGGCAGGCTGGTGGCTACCGGCGTGATCTCCCGCGATACGCCGGCGGCCAAGGAGGTGCTGGCCTCGGCCAAAAACGGCTTTCCCTGGCAGGCCTCGATCGGGGCCAGCGTGGAAGAGTACGAGTTCGTCAACGAGAAGCAGAAAGTGACCGTCAACGGCCACGAGTATCACGGGCCGCTGAACGTGGTCCGCAAAGCCGTACTGGGTGAAATCAGTTTCGTCGATCTGGGGGCCGACCCGGACACCACTGTCTCGGTCGCCGCCGCATCAAAGGAGTTCAAGCTCATGGACAACGCAACCAATCCTACGGACAGCAACCAGAAAACCATCAGTGCCGGCAAGACGACCGATACGCCCGCCGCACCGCCTGCGGCCGATCTAACGGCGGCTGCCACGGTGGCCGACCAGCAGCAGCTTCCGGCGGTGGATGTAGCCCAGGCCATCCGCCTGAACGCTGCCGCGGAGGTCAAGCGGATCGCCGCCATCAGCAAGCTCTGCGCGGGCAAGCATCCGGAGATCGAAATCAAGGCCATCGAAGAGGGCTGGGACGAGCAGCGCACGGAGCTGGAGGTGCTGCGGGCCTCCCGGGCTCACGCACCTGCCATCCACGCCAATCCACCGGCCATCACCGCCGAGGCGATCGAGGCGGCGCTGTGCATGACCGCGCGGATTGCAGAAGACAAGCTGGCCAAGTGGTACGACGCCAAGACGCTCGAACAGGCCAATTCCCGCCACCTGCGCGGCATGGGCCTCAGCGAGCTTTTCCACATGGTGATTCGAGCGGCTGGGCTGTATGCCCGACCGGGGCGGCTCACCGAAGAAGCCGTCCGCAC